TTCACAAAGTATCTTCGTGTGTTTTTTTCTAATTTTCTCATATTTTTTATTTTTATAATTAATATGAGTTTTATTTGGATTTATAAATAGTTAGATATAATCATCAAACATTTCGTTTATATATTTTTGAGTTGTGGACCAATCTGGATAATCAGGGGTTGTAAAATCTATACAGTCAAATTCATCATCGTAGATTAGGTGTTTCATTAAAGTGGTATAACTACCAAAATAATCTAAATATGAATCTGAATATGATTGACCTTTATTGTTTTCTAAAAATAAACTAATGTCTCCAACAAAATCTCTAATTTTAATATAATTTAAATATGTGGTTACTTTCTTACCATCTGATTTGGTAGTTTCTTTTGGCACTTCATCAATTTTTCCTTCAAAGTATTCATCTAAACCATTATATACTAATTCATATATTTCATTTTCATATGCAGAATTATGAGCATTCCAATAAATATTTTTTAATTCTTGACCTAACTCACTTAAATCATTTTTACATAGTTCATTTATTGCGTCGGAATCTTTAATTAACTCATTTAAGTCTTCAGCTTGAATTTTAAAATAACCTTCAGTTCCCTGTTCTTCTGATAAACTTTCGAAAAAATCAGAGCTATAATCCTCTAAAGATAATTCAACATTACCAATTTCTTTAAAAATAGCATCTTTTAAATGAATGGTATTTTTTTCATCTAAATCGTCAATAACATCAGATGGTTTTGTATCATTATCAAAATACCAATCATTACCTAAACCATCTTCGCTAAATACTAGTTTTGCAACATCTTCAGGAGAACTATCACGACGAGAGGAACCGCAGAAAAAAGATGCCAATTCATCTCTATCATTACCTAAATATAGATAGAACCCATCAGGTCTAATTTCAACATCACCTAAAATGTTGCTTGTAATATATTTAACGGTATTTTCATAGTTATATTCTAAACCATGTAGTAAATAATTATTTTGAAACTCTTCTGGAACAGAATTGTAGTCTAAATTATCCATAATACCATTCTCAACCAAATAATCAAACAATTCATTGCTAAAATCATCAGGGGGAATCTCTCTTAAATCAAGTTCCTCTAAAAGATTGTATTTTTTTATAAATTTAAAAAAATTTATTAATGTATTGAAATATGGTTTTATTTCATCTTCATACTCACCATCATTAAATGATTCTATTAAATTTTTTACCCTATCTAAACTCATATTTTATAAATATCAAAATAAAAAAAAGGCGTCACAAAATTAAACGCCTTATCTCAATGACACAAAAAATATTATCTTCTATAATATTTGTTGATGATTTTTTTCACATTCTCTTGCACATTTGAACGATTTTGTGGTTGTTGAGGTTGTGCTTGAGGTTGTGCTTGAGGTTGTGCTTGAGGTTGAGCCTGTTGATTAGCTTTGTTTTTACATCCGCAACTCATGATAAGTATTTTTAAGTGGTTTATTTATCTATAAATAGTATACAAACAAACTTTAATCCAAAAAAAATAAAAATCAATTATTTTTCTTTTGTTATATTTATAAAAGTATGTCAATAAAGAAGTTTTTTAAAAATTATATTGTAGAACAAGATGAAAACCTTGTTTCAGTTTCTCCTGAGGATTATTTGGAATTGTTAGAAAATGTTGGAGGAATTGCTGAAAGAATATCAAAACTTAAACCATATAGAGGTAAAGGTATTGTTATTACTGGACCAATAAATGTTACTAACTACAAAAACATTGGACCACTAACAGGTGTTGTTAGAGTAATGGGTAGATTAGATATTTCTCATACCAATATTTCAAATCTTAATGGAATTACAGTCGATGGTTATGTTAGTGATTATGGATCTTCTATGTGGAAGATTAAAATGCAACAAAAATTAAATGAAAAACTTTCAGACTTGGATGAAAAAAGAAGAGAAGATGAATGGAATGTTGAAAACCAAAATGATGAATCTGAAAGAACTGAAGCCGTATACAAATATTTAAATCAACATGGTGATGTGGATATGGTTGAAGACGACAAAGGAAATGAAGTTCCTGAAGATAAGTATTATATCAATCCTAATGGAAGGGCAACCTATGGTTACGGAAAACAATATGAATGGTTAGGAGGAGGTAATGGGTTTAATCCAAATGAATATGATGTTTATACTGAAGATGAAGCAGACAGTGCCGCAAGACAATATGTTGAACAATTAGTTGATGATTCAGGAATGGATGCGTTTAGTTCTTGGGCATTCAATGACGCTTTAGATGATCAACAATGGTATCGTTGGTTATATGATTACTACGATGATTATGTTAGATCATCTCCTGATGATTTTGATATACCTTTAGAACTATCAAATCAACAAATGACACAAGTTCAACAACTACAATCAAACATAGATTCACTTAATAAAAGATTAGAAAGTGAAGATTTACCTGATGAAAAATATGAAGAAATTGAAATAAAAATTGAAGGATTGGAAGAAATAATTCAAGAAATCAATGATGACCCACAAGGTGAATATGATGAAAGTTCAATTGAAAATGAAATTACAGGTAGAGTTGATGAATACAAAGACGACATTTTCGGGTTTATTGATCATCATGGTTCTGATAAAGACTTTATCATGGAGTTTATTGATTTAGATAAACTAACGGAAATAGTCTTAAGTTCTGACGGATATGGTAGTATGTTAAATTCTTACGATGGTGATTATGACACTTTTAATATAAATGGAACTGAGTATTATGTAATGAGGGTCAATTAGCCCTTTATTTGTTTTATATTTTGCATTATTTTTATTTTGAATGACACGTAGAAAAAAAATACAATTTTTAATGAACACCGATTGGATGTTTGAAAAACCAATTGATCAAGAATACAAAGAATACAAACTACTTTCTTACTTTCAAAAAATGGGAGAAAAACTGGACAAGTTAGAGTTATATCCAAGTTTTATTGAATTATCTTTACATTTAATGAATGTCCAAGCGCTCGTTAGAGATCATAAGATTGTTTATACCGACAAAAAACTTACAAACGTAGATGATGAAATACTGGTAAAAGATCTTAAAGTTAGGGAACTTCCAGAAATGTCAAATGAGGAATTACAAGAGTTTCAAAAAATATTATCATATTCTGCTCCAAGAATGATGGAATATTTTAATGTTGCAAAATCTGTTTGGACAATAGTGTTTGATTCTTTAGATATGGTAATAAAAAGAAATAAAAAAAATGTATTACACCAAAAAGGTTTTTTTTATTATATTGACAACGAAAAAAAATATTATGTTTGGGAATATATCATGAAAAAAGAAACCAAACAAAATCCACAACAAATGATAAAAATTGAATTAATTTATGATAATTTAATAAATGATTTGACAATTTCTAAAATAATTAATAAATTTTCTTCGTTCGATAGTATTGATAAGAAAATGGGACCTATTTTTTATATGATATCAAGTGGGATATTCCCAATTCAAGAAACGTTACTTCCAATGTTTAAACGAAGAATTGCGGGGCACATTTCACAAACAAAAAAATACGAACAAGTAATGCAAAATAAAAATGGGATTCAATAAAATTTTGACAAATAAGATTTAATTGTTTAAATTAATGGTATGATAGAAATAGATGTATATAAAATAATTAAAGAATTAATTGCGGAATACCCAAACGATACAGATTTGGGTAAAAAGGTTAGAGATCTGGTTTATGGAATTAAAAAAATAAAACAAAGTGGGATTTAATAAAAGAACAATTTCTAAAAAACATATCCTTACTAATGTGGATAACATAATGAATTATCTAAACGCTGATGCGGTATTTACCACCGACGAATTTTCACTCAACGTTTATAGAATGTTCAATCAAGGAAAATCAGAAGAAGAAATATTAGAATACATAAATAATAATATATGAAAATTAAATTGGAATACGTTTGGTTAGATGGATATAAACCAGAACCAAACCTTAGAAGTAAAGTTAAGATTGTTAAATACAATACAGTTAAAAACGCATTTTTAGATGGGAATTTTCCTATATGGAATTTTGATGGGTCATCAACTAATCAGGCTGAAACTGGAAACTCAGATATTATTTTAAAACCTGTTAGACATTATATGAAAGATATGCAATCAACTGTATATGTTTTATGTGAGGTATTAAATCCTGACGGAACACCACACGAGTCAAATAAAAGATCAAGTATTGGTGAAGGTTTTGAAGATCTTTGGTTTGGTTTTGAACAAGAGTATTTTATCTACGATAGAAAAAATAAATGTGTTTTAGGTCATGATGAAAACAACTTAAAACCACAGGGTAAATATTATTGTGGTGTTGGTGAATATGTTGTTGGTAGAGATTTTGTTGAAGAACATACAAATATTTGTTTGAACTATGGTATTGATATTACCGGAACAAACGCTGAGGTTGCGTTAGGTCAGTGGGAATATCAAGTATTCTCTCAAGGTAAATTAAAAGGTGGTGATGACCTTTGGATGTCAAGATACTTTTTATATAAAATCTCTGAAAAATATCGGTATGGGATTGAACTTCACCCTAAACCAATAAAATACGGTGAATGGAATGGATCAGGTCTTCATACAAACTTATCAACAGACATTATGAGACTTGATGGGAACGAAGAATACTTCATGGCATTATTAAACGCATTTGAATCAAGACACGAAGATCATATTAAGGTTTATGGCTCAAACAACAATCTAAGATTAACAGGTGAATATGAAACTCATTCAATTAATAAATTCAGTTGGGGTGTATCTGATCGTGGAGCGTCAATTAGAGTTCCTCAGGACACAGCAAAAGAATGGAAGGGTTATATTGAAGATCGAAGACCAGGTTCAAATGCCGACCCTTATAAGATCATCTGTGAGATTGTTAAATCGCTTGAGTTTACAGAACAAATATATAATACAAAACATATGATGACATCATTTGTTGATATAGATGGACTTAATGGTAAATACGGAACAATGTCCAACGATGAGTTATTAAAAGAATATAGAGAAGAAGAATAATGGATAACGAATGTGTATGTGGTGGTTCAGGACTTTGTCAGTGCCCACCGATAAAAATAGAACAAGTAAATCATCCTCAGCATTATGGGGGAAAAAATAATGAATACGAAGCAATAAAAGTTATTGATGATTGGGATTTAGGGTTTAGTTTAGGAAATGCAATAAAATATATTAGCCGTGCAGGAAAAAAAAGAAAAGATACAGAACTTGAAGACCTCAAAAAAGCCCTCTGGTACATCCAACACCACATTGAAAACATCGAAAAATAAAACAGGATTTAGTAAAGAAATCTCAGTTTTAGATGCAATCACAACACCAAATGAATTATTAAGAGAAACTCTCATAAATTTTATGTGGGGATTTCTTGGGAACTCTATTGTTGTGTTTGTGGCAAAGGAACTGGACTTTTTAGTTTTAATAAACTATATTGTTTATTACGTTCTAATTTCGTATATTGTAAATAGGAAAAAGTATGATACAATTTTGGGTAAGTTTGTAGTTCTTCCTGGATCAGCGGCAGCAGGAGCATTCGCAGGATATAAATTAGCACAGATAATTACAGAAATAGTTTAAATAAGATGGTAGAAACAGGAAAAATAATAAATGGGGATTGTATTGAGGTAATGAAAACTTT